AAACAGTCACAGTAACATCAAATCTAGTTATGATCTTTTTCAGAATGCCGTTGATTTGACCAACCAATCCACTTACAACTCCAAGCAGACCGGGCAGACCACTTAGAAATCCTGCGATCATCTGCTGGGCCCAACCAAGCGCACGTGTAAAAAAGACCTTTGCGATTTGACGTAAAAGTGCATCCACAAGCAGGGACAGCGTTATAAGGCCAATTCCCATGATGGATATAATAGCATTTACTGTGTCTGGGATAATTGAATGACCAACCAGCATATCCTTCAGATACATAAACCAAGCTATTACTTTATTGACCCAACCTCCAACGTCCGCCCCAAATTTCTGTAGCTTATCCCACATGCCAGATAAATTCGTTCCCCAGAAGGTATCAAATGCTTTTAGATAATTCTCCCAACTGGAAAATGCAAACTTCATTATGGCAATTCCCTGATTCACTTCTGCGACAAGTTCGTTCCAATGGGCACTTACATAAATAATTATTCCCGCCCACAACGCAATCGCAGTACCTATTGTCAGTAATGCAATCACAACAGCTCCAGCCCCGACTACAAAACCAGACATTCCTACAGAAAAAATTATCCATTTTGTAACTGCCCACTGCGCAATAGAAGATAGACTGATCAATGCAAAAGCCAAGGATGTAGAAGCGACCGAAGCAAGTCCAAGGGAAGATGCCAGACTAGTTCCTGCTATGGACAATGCAGCAATAAAATTACTGGCTGAAACAAGTCCCACCAAAGCGCCTGTTATTCCTAATGACCATTTTGCCCATCCGGGTAATCCCTTTATTGTTTCCCCAGCTTTAGCTACTTGAATATCAAATTGTTTCGATAAGGCATCTCCCACCTTATCCCAACCAATTCTACCGATCAAATCAACAATCGCATCTACAAATCTTTGAACAGACGTAAGCAGCGCTGGAGCGGGCTTATCCATATTTTTCAGTTGAAATAATGTTTTACGGGGATCAACACGACGGGCCGCTTTACCAAATCCGTTGGCAATGAAATTAGTCAGGGCATTTGTAATGGCGACCGGATCTAGGTTTTCAATCCACTTTGCAGCCCGATCTATTTCTGTAGACAGGGCATCTTGAATGGCTTGTCCAATGGCAGAAAGATCAAGCTTAGCTGCTTTCCAATCTCCAGACAGGAAATCTCCGGCAAGCTTTAGAAAGCCTTCCAGCGCGGGCATAACTTTTTCTGTGAAACTAACAGCCAGACCTAATCCAATCATCTTCAGTTCTTCGATGGCCCGTCCGAATTGTTCCATGCGGCCCGGATCAAGCACCAGACCAAATGCTTCGACTTTCTTTCGCGCAGCATCTATTCCACCTTCCTGCGCCAGTGTATCGAAGAAATCAACCAAGCCAGCCCCGCTTTTACCAAAGACTTCCGTCAGGAAATTGACCCTTTCCTGTTGGGTGCTGAAACTATTATATTTCTGGGAAATTTCACCGATCAGGGTTGTCTGGTCTTTCAAACTGCCGTTAGCATTTTTGACATTGATGCCAAAGTCCTTCAATGTCTTACCGATGGTGTCCAGACTTCCGTCCGTCTTGACCAGTCCCTTTTCCATGATGACCATGCCCTTAGTCAATGTTTCAATTCCAACCTTGGACTTACGGGCAATGAAATTCAGGGCAGCCAAATCTTTGTTTGTACCGCACATGACATCACCAAGTCCATCCATTTCATCCGCCCATTTTTCTGTGGCCTTGAATAAACCAACCGCCACAGCAATTGCGGCTCCTCCAGCAACAGCCATAAGACCGGCAGCCGATTTGAATCCAGAAACAGCTGAATCCAACCCGGCGTTGAAATTTGTTTTATCCAGTTTTAGGGGAATAATCAATGATTCAAGAATCATGTTCAGTCCTTCTTCTTGCCCTTCATCATGGCTGCCAACAATTTCATGCGGGCTTGAATCTGGGCAGGCGTTTGCGGCTGATTAGCTGTCAATTCCTGCCACCAATCCGGCAACAGTTCTTCTATGGTTGGGATTTTCTTCGATCCCGAAGCCGCTATGACTGCCTGCATTAGCTGCGCATTGCGCATATCAGCCCTATCTTCAGGGAATGGCTCCACGCTATAGCGGGCAACCCAATTGTTGTATTCAACGGCTGACATGCCTTCCAGCATCAAATCAACCGAAGGCCAACCAAGCGCCATCGCTAGATTTTGGTCGAACCTTCGGTCGGGTCGTTTTTTAGATCAGCTTTCGCCTTTTCAATTGCATCCTGTGTAATTCCATTGAATTCCAGAATGGCATTCGCAAGATCTGTAACATCAGCAATGTTCATCTGGCCGACCTGTTCAGCCGTTAGCTTTGGCTCCACAACCATATCTGCGACCATCTTGAAAGTATCATCATCCTGCATTTCCTTTCCCCGCAGGGCAAGGGCATAGCCAGCCGACATCTGTTTGATAACAACAATGCCGCCAGCAATTTCAACTTCCTTGGTCTTGATCTTGGTCAGGGCTTCAGCCGATAAAATATTCTTTTTCATAGTAATCCTCCAAAACTATAAATTATGACGACATGAACAGGAAACTGTCAGTCGGACGGAAAGTGATTTCAGCCTTTAGGACATCCGGGCTTTGTGCATCAGAAGTCATGGGCTTGAAACCAGTAATCAGGGATGAAAAGTTGATAAACTGGGTGTTGGGGAACAGGACTTGATATTTAGCCTTTGTCCCGGCTCCCACAACTGTAATCAGGGGCGCTGCGTCGGCAGATACATAGTTCATAACTGCTTTGAAAACAGACAATTCCTGAAGTCCTCCTGAAATGAATTCGCGTACTCCAGCACTTGAATGGTTGGTCGCTTCAATTTCAGGATTCAAAAGTTCGGGGAAATCCACGGATACAACTTCACCGATAACGGAATATGTGCCGCCCGATGAATCTTCCTTGCCAAGGATCACACCGTAATTGGAGATGGAAGCAGTAGTCATTGGTCAACTCCTTACGCTAAACTAAGTGCGCCGGTCGGTCTGAATGTTACTTCGGCCTTCAGAACGTCAGGGCTTTGGGCGTCGGCGGTCAATGGCTTGATGCCAGTCACCAAGGCGCTAAAGGATTGAATGTCTGTATTGGGGAACGTGATTGTCCAAGCGGACACCGTCCCATTTTGCAGATCGCCAACAATAGTTGCCAATCCACCATCCAGTTCATTCAACGTGGCCTTGAAAGGAGTCATCTCCTTCAACAGGCCGGAAATAAATTCCCTTACTCCACCGCTGGAATGATTTGTTGCTTCGATTTCAGGGTTGGAATATTCGGGAGCGTCAATGGACACAACTTCAGCGATGGTTGCACCAGCGCGCTTCAAAAGTGTTCCATAATTGGTAGTAGCAGATGTCATAGTAAACTCCTAAAGCCAAACAAAGAAATCCATCATCCGGCGGGAAAGTCCTGTTTCAACTTCCTTTTCATCGCGGCTGGTTTCATGTGTGGCAAGTTCATAATTGGTTTGATTTAGATCAAGGGCAGCTTTTACAGATTCTGCCAATGTAACTGCTGCGGCATATGTTGTTGCCCAGCAGGAGATTTGTACACGATGCTTTCGCAATCCGTTACCAGAATGGGATCGCATCTGAACTTCTGAAATAAACTGATAGACGATGCAGGGATAGCTTGCACCGCTATTGGGAACAGCCAGTGGATAGGTCGTGCCTACACCTGAAAGGGTCGAATGGATATTGTCTTGAATTGTCATTTTATCAATCCTTTCATATCCTTCTGGATCTGTTCTGCCACGGCCTTCACAATATCCTGTCCATGTTCATCAACAGCCGGACGGACAAAAGGCTGGGCAGCCATGCGGGAAGTACCAAATTCCTGATGGGCGGCATAGTTAGCATGGAATTCCAGTTCAGCACCATCGCCCGTTTCATGACTTTCAGCGCTATTCTTCAGAAAGCCCGTCAGCACAGGCGCATTCTCCATTGAATACTTTTGCAGCACCAACGCACCCGCCAGCACCGAATGGGGCGTCAAGCCCTTCAGCGAATTCAACTGACGAACGACTGCATCAAGGCCCGGTATATTAGAAGGCATGGAAATCCTTTACAAGTTCACAGATATGAACTGTCAGCCCGGGCAGAATGTTATCCACATAATAGGTATTACTACGCACCATAACCTTATCCTGTACGTTCATGGACTGGGTCGTAGGGACACGCAGCAGACCCGCTACATCAATTACCACTACCTGCCCACGTTCGCTGCGGGCCTGCTTGGCAATCTGCTCCTGAAAGCCACAGGCCACTGAAAACGTACCAGTGTCCCAGCTATTAGTAATTTCGCCTAGGCTATCAGCAGTACCATTGAAGTGATAGATGTCACATAGATCGTTCAGACTTTCCACTTCAGTTGCTGTCAAGCGGGCTACTTCAGGAGTGGAAAGCTTACGCATCGGCAGCCTCCCACCAGTCGGCGTTCGTCTTGTCTTCGTGAATGGTTATTTCATAGTTGGGAAGATAGGGCAGTGCGGCATTTTCAGCGATCAACATGTTCTGCCTGACCTGCTCCACAGCCTGATTGCGACTGAAGGAGCTGCCATCTGCACTGAAGGCATAGTCCAATGAAATATCAGCCAGTGCCTGCCGCCAGACTGCATAATCACACAGGGCTTCCAGCTTGGCTATATCCGTCGCATCTACTTCCAATGTCACACCATAAAGCTGTAATGTCTTATTTGTGATGGTCAGGATTTGGGTGCTGTCGCCCCATGAAAGCTGCGTCTTCAATTGTCCATAGGTACTTGTGATGTAATCGGACAGTGCCATAATAACCTACTTTCGGGCAAAGAAAGCCTTGATTGAATTATCGGCGGTGTATACCAATATCACAAGAATGAAGACTGGTTGTAGCGTAGTAATCAAAAACTTGACATCTTCCCCACCCCAGAAATGCAGGGCGATGGAAATGGCTGTATCAAGCATAAGTAACCAGAAGCGCCGTGATTTGAATAGTTCCATGTTTCACCTTAGTCAAGGGGCCATCACAAGGACAGCCCCCTGTTATCTAATAAACTACAGATTACGCCCGATTGGCGATAATCGTAGGCTCCGTGTAAGTCGTCTGGTGGGCAGTATCAAGCACTGCGACAGCCGCACGATTCCAAGGAGCAAACCCTTCATACGCTTCCCAAGACTGGGCAGTGATGGGGTTCGCATCGAATTCATAGACCATGCGCAAGCCACGAATGGAAGCGACACGATCCACACGATGCAGGAGGGGCTTCTCCGCTGCACTAACAGCAGCACAGACAATATAGTTATCCACGACCCAACTGCGGGTGTAGACAGGATAAGCGCCCCAATATCCAACCAACGCATTGGCGGGATCTTGATTGGCATCGGTCGTCAGGACTGTCGTTGCAGCCGTAGTCGGCATGACCAATACTGCGGGACGAACAGCCACAAACTTGGTTGTAGTCAAACCAACCAGCACAGACACATCTGCTTCGTTGATAATCAAGGAAACGTCACGCATGTTACCATGCTCCACAACGTTTGCGATCAGGGTATCAATGTCGGTGTAAGCCAATGAAGCGCCAGACGTACCAACATAATGCTGATGGGACGTGCCGTCGAATGTCGTCCCGCTGGGAGCATCCGGGATCAGTGCGCTGTCCGCATTCAGGAATGCCTTGACAGCCAGATCAGTTCCATCACCAAGGAAATCGGTGAAGGTATAGTTATCATTGTTGAACACTGCATATTGGATTTCCTTGCGCAGACGAATCTGGTAGGAACCCATGATGCCCAACGCTTTCTTGGCAAGATCACGTGCAGTTGCGCGAAGCAAATAGTCACGTGTCCAGCCCGTTGAAACGCTGAACTTACGCAGGGGGAAACCAACTTCCACACCGCTGGTCGGCTGTTGTGTACGGGCGAAACCGTATTCATCAACTTCCTTCATTTCGAAGGTTTCAGATGTGCCCCAGACCCGGCGTGTATCAGCAGAAGTTTCGGCCAACCAATTCATCTGATTCGCCACTTCATCGTTCAGGAAGGCAAGTCGTGCTTGGATTGCAGCCACGATGTTATCAAGGCCGAACTCCACAGCCGGAGTATGCTCCTGTGCTAAAAGATCTTCTAAGGAATAAATTTTCGACATATCACACACTCCTTATTTGATCACGATGATTTCTGTCGCACTAATTGCTTTTGCAACAGGAACTTCAGCAAGTGCACCAGTCGCTTCGCCTTTTGCCACAGCATCAGCCAAACCACCAGCAGCACCAACATACAGGAAAGACC